TAAAGAATAGCCAAAAGAAGATGGAGAAATTGGCCGAACTTAAGTACGATCCAAACTGTAAATTCTGTATGGACAACGTATTTGTAAAAGACGCCATAGAAACAAAGAACACCATAAATTCTGAAGAGCAAGCGGTGTCGAATATCGAAGAAGTTATAGAGACTCTTGAAAAAAGGATCAAACATTGGTCTTCTGCTATCGAAACAAAGGACGCAAAAGATAAGTACGATAAGAGTTTACAAGATCTTGAAGCTCAAAAGAACAGATTAAACGCGGACGAAAACAAGTTAAATAAAAAGTTAAACGACGCCAAAGCTTTATTGACCAGCATAGAATCAAAGATCGAGGCTCATAATCAACAACAACAGGCAATAGAGACCAATAATGATTTAAACTTAGAAATAAGCGAGCTAAATAAGGATCTAAAAGCTGTTGAGAGAGAACTAAACACAAAGAACGAAGAGATAGTCGAAATCTCTGCTAACAAAAAATTGGAAGAGAGCAATAAAGTAAAGTATCAAAAGTCGATAGAGAAGTTGAAGGACCTAGAAGTCAAGTCAAAGGATTATCAACAGTACTTGGCTGCAACTCACAGAGACGGTATACCTCACATGTTAATCGCTAGTATTATACCTTCGGTAGAAGAGGAAATCAATAATATCCTTGCACAAATAGTGGATTTCTCGATAGTTTTACAAGCCGAAGACAAGTCAATAAATGCTTACATTGCCTACTCAGAAGAGGATTATTGGCCTTTGGAGTTGACCTCTGGAATGGAGAAGTTCGTAGCTAGTTTGGCCATTAGAACGTCTTTAATTAACGTGTCATCTTTACCAAAGCCTAATTTCTTGGCTATCGACGAAGGCTTTGGAGCGCTAGATTCTAGCAATTTAAACTCTATGGTGATGCTATTCGACTACTTGAAGACACAGTTTAAGTTCATTATGATCATATCCCATATAGATTCCATGAGAGATATCGTAGACTCTCACATAGAAATTAATAAGACAAACGGCAAATCTAAAATAGCGCATCCGTAGTGATATTTATTAAGAAACTTAAATGGATTTTAACGTGATCAAGACAGTAATCGCAATATACCCAGGAAGATTCCAGCCTTTTGGTAAACACCACGCGGATTCTTTTAAATGGCTAGAATCAAAGTTCGGTGCAGCGGATACTTTCATAGCGACTACAGACAAAGTGGAACCTCCAAAGAGTCCATTGAACTTTAAAGAGAAAAAAGCCATCATATCCAAGTACGGATTCGGCAATCAAGTAGTTCAAGTTAAAAATCCTTACAAAGCCGAAGAGATCACATCAAAATACGATCCTAAGACTACCGCTGTTGTATTCATGGTAGGACAAAAGGACATGCAAGAGGATCCAAGATTCAAAATTGGCAAAAAGAAAGATGGTACTGATTCTTATTTTAGAAAGTACGAAAAGGACGGAGTGATGAAGCCTTATACTTCTCATGGCTATTTAATAGTAGCTCCTCATGCTTCTCATGAAATTCCTGGTATCGGAGAAATGAGCGGTACAAACATTAGAAAAGCTCTATCTACTCCTACCACCGCGTCTCAATATAAGAAAAACTTCGAAGGAGTATTTGGATGGTGGGACGAAAAGCTTGCCATGTTAATGAAGCAGAAGTTCTCGTCTCAGCCGCTTAAAGAAGTGTCTGTATTGAGTACTCTTTTTAAGAAGCTATTAATGGAAGGAGGAGCTGGAGGACACATGGCTCATCCGTTTGATTTGGACAAAGTGAAGACCGGCAAAGATTTGATAGCAGTGTTCGAACAAACCGCAAAATTCTTACAAAAGAATCCAGCTCCAGTAAAAATAGACGGAGTAAACGCTTCTATAAGATTGGGCAATATAAATGGCAAGAGAGAATTCGTAATCGATAGAGGTTCTGGAAAGGAACTAGACATCAAAGGAGTTACCAAAGCCGATTTGCCTGCAAGATTTGACACGCCTGGTCACGGTATGATTAAAGTTGGAGGAAAAGTTTTAGACATATTCAACGAAGCTTTGCCTTCAATTAAGGACGAGTTGAACAAATTGGGTATGATCAAGAATCCTAATATTCTTTTTAATATAGAGTACGTAGAGGGCAAAACAAACGTACAGGACTACGGTAAAAACTTCTTGGCGATACACAATTTACTTGAGATAACACAAAATCCGGGCAAAAAATCTAGATCAACTCACGAAATTCCTTACTCAAAAGAAGTACTTGAGTCACTTATACAAAAATTACAGCCTTTTGCGAAGAAGCAAGGATTCGAAGTACTATCTTCAATCCCAGCAAAAGTTACAAAAACTCCAAACTTCGGTTCGGCTTTGTCAAAGAGCTATCCAATAGTATTGGCAAAGGGCAAAAAAGAAACAAAGAGCCTAAAAGACTGGTTGAATCAAGCCAAGAATACGAAGGGTATGAAACTTAAATTGAAAGACGGTAAAGTTGTTGACGCTTTGAGCAAATTAGTTTTCTTGGAAGTCAAGAAAGGCACTCCAGTTACAGAATTGGTTGCCGATCCTAAGGACGCTAAGATCGCCATGGACTCCTTTGCTATATACGAAGGTACCATGGAACTTGGAGACGTATTATTAAAATCAATGACAAGTCCATTGGGCCCAGTCGATCAACAAGAAGGTATAGTTGTAAGAGATCCAGCAATATCGAACGAGCCATTCAAAATTACAGGATCATTTATCGTTAGAGGCTTACAAACAACGTTTACAAAATAATGACTACACAAGAACGCATAGACCTAATAGAGGACTTTATAGACTTTGCTAGCTATCACTTAAAGATAGAGGAACTTCCAAAGATGACATTCATTGGAGACAAGAGTTGGGTATTAGCCAGACACAGTTTTGGTGAGTATACCAACGAAACCAACTCTATAGTAATGTATATAGCTAACAGAAATTTAGCTGACGTCCTAAGAACTCTGGGTCACGAATTAACGCATCACAGACAGAACGAACTTGGATTATTGTATTCCCAATCTGGTGAGACAGGATCTCCAATAGAAGACGAAGCCAACGTTGTAGCCGGTATTCTAATGAGAGAGTTTGGCAAGAAACACGAATTAATATACGAAGGCGTTAAGCTAAACGTATTGAAGCAACTTATAAAATAAAGAGTATGAAAGAAAATGTTTTGAAGAAAGAGTTCTCCAAAAAAGACGTCCAAAGAATGAGAAATATCATTACCAAAAGGACTGGAGATAAAACTCAAGTGTTAGCGGGATGGGAAAAGAAAGATCAAGAGCACGTAGAAGGGGACGTATGGGAAGAGCATGGGCGCAAATGGACGATCTCAAACGGTATAAAGCAGACTGTTACTAAGCTGGACGATTTGAAGAAGCTGGTAGTGATGCCACTGTGTTGTCCTAAGTGTAACAAGCCAATGAGATTGGACGACTTAAACAAAAAAATGTACGGAATTCACAAGGTATGTTTCGAGTGCGTGATAGACATGGAGGCCGAAATTAAAAAGCAAGGCAAGTGGGAAGAGTACGTTAGTCAACAACAGAACGCAAACAAGAACGCTCAATTGGACGATTTGGAAAAGAGAGTGGAAGCTTGGTTGAACCAACGAGATTCTTTCGTATCAGAATCTGGAGAGGTAGAAAGCTGGTCTGAGGGTGATAAGTCTAAAATGTACGAAGAGGTAAAACAGTGGATATCGCAACAAAAGGAAGTTAAACTATAACATATTTATAAATAAATCTCGAGAGATGCCTGCAAAATCAAAAGCACAACAAAGACTAATGGGAATGGTACACGCCGCACAAAAAGGTGAAAAATCAGCTAGTCCTAAGGTAGCAAAATTAGCCAAATCAATGACTAAAAAATCAGCAACAGACTTCGCTTCTACAAAGCACAAAGGTCTTCCAAACAAAAAGAAAAAGCCAAAGTACGAAAATAATATCGGAGAAATCCACGCAGTATTACACCCACACGAAGGTTGTAGCGTTGCAGGTATGGTTAAAGAAATCGATCCATTGAAAGGATTGGCTCCTCATTCTATTATGGCCGAGGAAGTACACAGCTTGCATCCAACAAAAGAAGCAGCTTTAAAAACAGCGGAAAAACTTCACTC